TTGGTTAAAGTGTATTCCAAAGAGAAAGATTGCCCGAATATCACATCAAATACACCGTTCGTTGTAAACGTATCGTACCCTTCGGACGTGATTGTGATCGAATAGTTTCCGGCAGGTACTTTTGGAATACTTGCCGTATAAGTTGCCGGCACTGCCGATCCTTGATGTGACTTTCCATCCGAATCCACCAATGTAATTTGTCCACCGGCAGGCAGTACCTTTATATGTACATAATAAAGCGGTGTAACGTTTAGCTGAACCTGCATACCGTTACTTGTCACATTAATTCTTTGTGTTATCTCTTTAGAATAATCTCCTTCCGGCATGTACAAATCGTAAGTTCCGTAAGTAACGTTATTAAACGTTGCCGTCCCGGTAGATGTACTTGCAGTTTGAAGAGCAATAGTTTCACCCGGGTTTCTAGGCTGGATTTCGCTTGGAACATATCCACTTATAGAACCGGCTCTTTTTATCTGTACTTCAAAATAGGAAAAGATTTCCTCCATATATACCTCGTACTTATTACCGTCACCCTCACTAATGGTTACCGTACCTTCTTTCGATACATATCCATCTTTTTGTACTGTTATTTTAAATGTTCCTGTCGGAAGATATAAAATCAAAGCTCCACTTGCAGGCGTTGTACCGGTTGCGTAAACTTGTTCTGTAGTCTGATCGGACACAACCACTTGAACGCCTGATATAATGTCGCCAAACAAATTATTTTTATGAATAGTAATGTTCAATTCATTACCCGGCTGTAATGCTACCTCAATTGTTTTAGCCTCTGTTACCGTACCGGCATTTCCTGTAGCCGTCAAATATGTATCAGCAGAAACCTCATAGTTGTAACTCTGATTAAGTTCAACCGACAAAACAGCTTCACCTTCATCGTTTGTAGTTCCTGTTACTGTACCGGCAATAGAAGTCATTTTGACAAGTGCACCGAAAATAGGTGTTGAAATGATATTGCGGACACGAGCAAAAGCACGGGCATAACGTTGAGAGGCTTTTGTGTCGTAAATTGCGCCCCCAGTATTAGCTGCCATAGTCCAAGCATTGTTTTCATCTCTTTGTGTTGAACTCCAAAGACGAAAAGTTCCAAACACCGTTCTCCCACCGATTTTTGTCATACATGCTTCAATCTGATCTTTGTAATAGTATGCTAATGTAAGCTCACCCAAAGAAGGTAAATATCCCGTATATCCTTCTGGAAACAAATCGGTTGTAGTACGACAAGAATATGCAGCAGGAGCGTTACTTCCTAATTGTTCTACGAGCTTGTCAGTATTACTTTCTCCCGCAAAATCTTCCATTGCAATACTTCTTGCAGTGGTGGTAACAATCCCATCAATAAGTCCACCTGAATTAGCCCACTCTATGTTAGCGAAATTAGCAGCTTTACTTATCACAAATTGGCTACCAGAAACCATTACAGCAACACCTACAGTATCGTCAATAGTACTGGAATACTGATCCTTTTCATATAGCTTGTTGTTTTTGCCAAGAATGTACACTCCTTCTTCCATACCACCTTTAAAGGGAAATGGGAAGAAAGGTAAAACATTACCAGCTGTATTTCTAATCTGAACTTCTCTTGTGCCAGCTTCTACATTTGAATAATAAGCAGAATCAGTGCCTTCTACTATTGAAGTCCACATTTTACTCGCCGGTATAGCAGCAGTAGCGTCTATTAACTCTAAAGCAGTATTTACGGCCGATAAATTATCATGAAGCACATCTGCTTCTCCAGTAGAAGGTAAGTATCCTGAACCTTTCGGGAAACCGGGAGCAACTACATCCTTACAATAACGAGCGGCACTACTACTATCCAGCAAAGACACCATATAATCTGTATAGGCTTTACCATGAAAAAGTTGAGGCAAATAAGCTATAAAATTAGGGCCATCAAAAGGAGAGTCCAAATCAGTATCACTTCCCCAAGTTTGAGTATTCTGCAAATAAGTAGAAGATATCATAAATGCTGCATTGTCAGTAGCAACACCTACGCCAATAGCCTCGCTGGATGATTTTCCTGAACTTACCCATTCTTCTGTTGTGTAACGATTACCAGAGTAATCACAGATATATACTCCGTTAGGAATTGGGTTGTATTCGTATGTACAGAAAGGGCGTGAAGGATAACTGTTACTAATTTTCCCTACAGTACCAACAGCATTGCTATCCCAAGCAAAATAATAAGCATTTGCTGCA